TAATATACATCTTCGATGCACTACGTGTATGCAGGTATCATACCAACGCCACCATACACGAACCATACACGAACCATACACGAACCATACACGAACCATACACGAACCATACACGAACCATACACGAACCATACCACTACGCGCAGCGCATCGAAGATGTAACCGTGTTCTAGTATTGATAACCTAAATTGCTCAATCAATACAACTACTTATGTAATATGGTAGAGACAAGACTGGTATCGTAGAAAGTCCTGATAAATCAATAGGTTATGGATTCTAATATTAATTTGGCTAGATAACTAATGGAACATACCACGCTCCTACCGTATATTTCCCTAGTTAAATCAATAGGTTACAGGCTACGTGATATGGCTGGATCATACTATATACGTATGTGGTAATATGAGTTACTAATGAGGGTCGTAACGTGTTGATATTGTTGGGGAAATTGAGTGTGATGAGGGAAGGGCATGGTCGGGGCGGGGTTGGTTATATGGTGCGGCACGAGGCCAGTAAACCCGTCAGGTCACGCGCGGAGGATTTTTAGCGACCTACTATTGCGCTAATATAATACAAACCAAGTAACTACCGTAGTCCACGAAAAGTAATGTACCTAATAATACCTCGTACCTAGCATGATCGACCGTAGTCCACGAAAAGTACCATACCTAATAACAAAACAGAGTACGATCATAATTACGACCAATACTACTATACTACTATACTACTATACTACTATACTACTATACTACTATACTACTATACTACTATAGTAATTTACCGATGTCCTAACAGGATTATGCACCGCAAACGCAGATACGCACTAGGTTTCGAGAGTACTACCTAGTACCGTAAATTTGGTATGTCCGATGACTAGCATCGTAAGCATTAAGTACCGTAGTGACTATGTTAGTAGTCACACAGAAAACGCAAAAAAGGGACACACCTAATAAAAGATGTGTCCCTCAAAAATAAAAAAAAAATAAAAAAGTGTCTACATACTACGCCCTATAATTGCACACCACGAAACAATTCAAGCTTACGGAAGATCTCATACAGTAGTTCTTTATGATCACTAGATAGTTCAATAGTATCAATATTAGCCTCGTAGTAGCTTTGCGCTGTATCGCCGAACTTGTACCCCATAGCAACCCAGTCAATAACCATATGTACGATGTCGTTGCAGTTAGTAGCGGTCTCGTGGTGATGACTGTTTAAATTCTTGTGGTTCTCCCACGCCACCGAGAACGATGAATCAGTATTATCTCCAATAGGGTAGAATTTATCGCGGTACTGCGTGAACTCTTCTTTACTTAGCTTAGATAGGTCGTGCGACTCAACTGCATCCCTAATAGTGTGCCACGTAAAGTCATCACCTACCCATGCCATACCGTCACACGCATCCGTTACTTCATCAAAAGCTTTTCGGATGAACTCAAGGTGCTCCTCTACATAATTTAGGTAGTCCCTAGAGCTATCCACTAATTCTTGCGCTTTCATTTTCTTTATGTATCCCATAATATCTCCTAAATGTTTGTGTTATTACCCTAATCCTCCCTATACCCAAGCACCTCGAACCAACCGTATCCTTCACGTAGATCGTCAAGGGTTACAGTATTAATCATAGTATCAGTTCTATTGCAGTATTTAGCAATAGAGAAGTCATTAACTACGGTATTCTGTTGGATATAAGCACCTTCTACATACAGGTCTGCGTTAGAAACAGCCTTACCTTCCTTTAGTAGCTCTACGGCTCTTGCTTTAGACATACCTGCTACATAAGTAGGCTCAGGTATGTCAGGACTCTCTCGGCAGAATTCCTTGCAGTTACCTGTATCATTCTTAGAGTCGTAATTAGCTACTCTAAATACGTCCATACATCCAGTAATAGGATTAAATATGTCATCTGTTTCGTAGCAAGAGGTGTGTTGGCAGCAGTCACCATCGAAGTACTTACAACGCCCACACGCAACGGTTCCGTACTGTACAGGTTTTGGCACTTTCTTCAGCTTAGGTAGAAATTGCATATAGTCTCCTTATCTATAGCCACCACTTATGGGTATGTCTCTAGGGTTTCTAGGTAGCGGTTTCGCCTTGAAGTCTTTGCAGTCACATAGCGCATTCTTACTGAAGTAGTTCATAATGCGCGTACGTTCTTCAACTACACCATCGTAAGTATACGAAGTTTCGAAGCAACTTTCGTGCATACAAGCTTTCTTTGCCTTGAGTAGGTCAGGCAACGTCTCCAACTAGGGTTTTGCTTTCTTCTGTTAGTTTAGAACTCATATATATCTCCCTTCTGGTCTTTCTGGTCTTGTAGGTAATTGAGGTCTTTTGCTAGCAATTTCATTAGCGTAAGAAGTACCTGAGTAATCCTCTACGAGTTCAGACGATAGACTACAAGTATTACCAGTTTTCTTATTGCGAACGTAGTAAAGCTGTTCGGATATATTATACGAAACAACTAAATCAGCACCTATATACCCAAGCTCAGGTATAAGAAGCGCACAAGTATCTGCTAGATCTCGTATTTTATGTGTACTCGTAACCGATACTGTAGGTACTTTAGCATCTTTCATCCGATCAGCTAAGTATTTAGGATCGTCATGATCACTTACGTAACCCCCGCTACTGAGACGCTTCTTACTTATAAACTCGCCAGCTGATAACCCAACATGTTCGTTACGGTTAGACTTGCGTTTTCGTTTGACATTAGACCATACGAACTTAGCGCCAGCTATTCCTACTGTAGTTGCTAACTCAGTGCCTATTAAAGTTAAAAGGCTCATGACAGCAACCGTCTGAACCGGCTTTTCTTCTCTGGCGGCATCGCATGAGGGTTAGGGTTAGGTTTGTAGTAACTAGGCAGTCGTTGGTAGTTAACTCGTTTACGTGGTTTAGTGTTAAACATAAGTCCTAGGAATGCTATTACGAATAATACAATTACTAATTGATCAGTTGTCATATTTGCCCTCCTTAATAACTTTAACGCAGTTCTCTGCTGTACGTTGGTTAGCGTAAAGCTGAACGCCTCCATGTATAGTAGCAGTCTTTCCGCTTTTAGATATTTCATTTACAGTAGCTAATATGAATCCCTTGTAGTACGGTGGTTTGAACACTACCTCGTCGCCTACGTATATTTTGTTTCCTAAAAAGTCTAGTGCATACTCAGCGTCCATTAAAGAACTCCTTTGCTATTTGCCAAATTGACGGTTTTGGCTCCGTAGACTTGAAGTCAGGACACCTACCTTGTCTGTTTTTAATTTCCTTATCGGTAACACGGTTACGGACGGTACGTACTCCATTGATACAGTCGAACTTTTGCACCTTATTGAAGCAACTAGGGTGGGTACACCATAAAATATCCAAGTACTTACACTCTTTACACTTAACATCACCGTAGTTACTGTAATCTTGCTCTTTATTCATCGCATTCTCCTATATATTTACTACAACCTTTGCACTTAAACAGCCTAAACTCGACTATATTAGAGGTATAAGTCTTTCCAACTACTAAAGCTATGTTCCCTTTTTCTGAAACCCAGTGGTATTGGTGATTACCTAGTGAGCATAGTAGCTACCTAAACATAGATAGCGAAAGCTGAATTAATAGTGGTTTTCGTCATAATTAACACTTTCTAGTGAATATTGAAGGTATTTCGAGCAAAATCGACCAAATTAGTCTATATTTTGCTCGAAATACGTATAAAAGTACTTCAATTAAGATCAAAACTGCCAAAATTAGCCAGAAATTAAGCTCCATAAATGCTATCCTTTGATGTTTAGGACAGCATTTAGTGTGTAAACTGGAGTAACTAGTTCTTTTTGTTGCTCCATAACCTCATCAATTGGCTTATATGAGTCACCTATTTCGTCTACAAGGTCTTCTTTATACTCATCATTATAAACAATCCCTATCATACTTCGATCCAAATCTCTAGTTGAGTACAAAGATTTTGCCTTAGTTCGAGACATTAGCCGTCCTGCTCCGTGTGATGCCGAGTGTAACGATGAATAATTACGTAAACCTTTAACGATGTAAGACTTTCTACCCATAGATCCTGGAATAATACCTAACTCCCCTTCTGGGATACGAATAGCACCCTTACGTGTTACAAGTAGGTCTTTCCCTTTAACTTTTTCAACGTTAGCGAAGTTATGATGACAGTCGATTGTCTCTAGTAGCTGATAGCTAGCGAACTTACTAATCTCTCTAATAACTTTGTCCATGATTAGGTCGCGATTAAGACGAGCGAAGCGTTGAGCAAAGTCCATCATAGTTAAGTAGGCTTGACCTTCTTGTGTAGCAGTAGGAAGGTATGCAAGGTGCTGGTTAGGTAGCTCAATTCCCCACAGTTTACATCTTGACTGCGCTAGCCTCAGAAAGTAGTTACCGATTCTGCTACCGATACCGCGAGATCCTGTGTGAACCATTACCCATACGTTATCGTTCTCATCGCCACAAATCTCAATGAAGTGATTACCAGTACCTATAGTACCTAAATGGTTAAAGGTGTTAGTTCTTGAGTTAACTAAGTCTGGGTACTGATCTAGTACAGCCTGAGTTTTGTAATCTACTAGTTGTTCGTATTTAGAAATTGCTGACACATACGAGTCTTCTGTACTATGTAGCGACAAAGATCCTTTATCCGTCCTAGCGTCACCGTTATTTGTTCTACCAACAGGAACCTCTCGTAAAATACCCTCCTTGATAGCAAATAGGTAGCGATAAATCTCGTCTACTTTAATACTTAACCTACACGCTTGCATTCCACACCCTAGATCCGCGCCTATAGCTGCTGGAATTACGAAACCATCAGTTGTGAACACTGATCCGATGGTAGCACCCATTCCTGCGTGGAAATCTGGCATGATGTTAACGTTATCTACGAACGGCAAACGAGTAAGTTCGTCAATCTGTTGATACGCCGAATCGTAGTTTTTATCTCCTATTGTATCCATGCTTGACCACATATTTGCGCACTTAGTTCCTAACTTCTCTCTGTACTTAAACAATATAACCTCCTAATCTGTACTCCCTAGCAGCTACAACGCCGAACGCATCTGCTTTTTTGCAGAGGTAGCCTTGCTCGTACGCCTTTGGGTCTAAGTTATCATTAAAGAATTGTATCAAGTGGCCATATTCGTGACCTAGTGTGTCAAATACGCTGCATCTAGTCTTGTCGTAGGATAAGCACACATCAACTGAGGCAGTATTATTGCGTATGTTTGCCCTAGTAAGCCCGTCAACCATCATAGAGCCTACTGGGATCTTGCCTAATGTAAACCTTAGGTCTATAGTAGCGTCTACTGGGTACTTTTCTTGTAGCCAAGCGTAGAATTCAATAAGCTCATCTATAAAATCGTCAATATCTTCGTATTCAACTTCCATAATTCTCCTGTGTCTATGAACTTATACTAGCAAAACTAATTTTATTTGTCAATACAATAATTCTGTAATAATAATTACCCTATCTGTGTGTATAATAAAGTGAGGCATAAGTCTCTCCTTCTTTGTTGTAACTAAAAAGGGCTTCCTGTAGTGGGAAGCCCTTTTTGCTTATGCTGGCTGTGTAGTTAGCGCTAGTAGTCGCACCGCACTTTGATAGTCTAGGTGTAGGTCTTCCTTCTCGTCATACGCATCTGAGATTTGCGCTCCTACTTCTATTTCTAGATCACGCAGTTTACTAAGCTCTGCTAGTTTACAATCGTACCGTTCTTTAGTAATTCTAACTAGATCTTCAAGTGTAATTTCGTTGGCCAATTCAGTCCTCCTTAGTTATAATACTATGTCTACATTTAAACATACCAAATCCGCTACGCCATACTCCCGCGAAATACAATAGCAGCTTTGATCCCAGCTACAGCTGATCGCGCAGTGCTAAGTAGCTTGTGATGATCCTCTCGTGACTCCTGAAGTAGCTCCTGCTCGTGGATTATGTTACTAAGTGTGTCCTTGTAGCTTTCTTCTACGTTCTCTGCTTGTTCTAGTAATTCTTCTAGTGTTGGTTCCATGTTACCTCCTACGGTTTAATAATGTAATCGCCTCGCAAGAATTGCTTAGCTAGTTTTAAGTTATTTAGACTCTTCTCTACGTAATTCCAAGGATCTTTACCTGTTTGCTCGAACGGCCCTTGATTGTACCCTAACATAGAAGCTCTCCAGTTACCACTCTTTAGTTCCCATACATACGCAAAGTACAAAGCTGAGATTGTGGCAGCAAAGTAGTCGTTCAGTAGTAGCTCAAGCACTACCTCATCGTCTGTTCTGAACGTGCCCAACTCAGGGTGTTTAGCTAGAACGTCCTTAGTAGCTTCTAGTCTTACCTGCCAAGCAGAGTAGTCCATATCTCCAGCCTTCTTAGTACCGTAGTGACTAATAATGATGCCTCGCCTACCTCTTGGTGTTAATCCAGCAGACGACTCATTTAAAACAATAGTCATAACGGACAGAGGGAAAGATTCACCTTTAATAGTTATAGACTCCCCTACTTCTTTAGAGATAGATAGTAGTCTATGTTGCTCTGGTGTGATCTGTAGTGGAGACTCTGAGGCTTGTACTGATGTACCTAACAAGAACAAAGCCGCGACTAATGATAACGCCGCTAACAAAGCAAGTCCAAAATTACGATCTGGATCTGTTGTTAGCGGTACTCTCCTACCTTTGTATCGCATCAGTACACCAACTCAAAGTAGCGATCAGCTTCTGCGTATGCACGAGCACGATTCTCAGCAAAGTCAGATACAATAGTCATATCTCCATTACGATAAACTTCAATACCGTCTTTAACGGTTTGACGACCACGGCGAGAAGTCTTAGTATCTTCACCTGTAGCTGTAACAGGATCTTTGTACACATCATGACCTACTCCATCATACTCAACGTAAGAGGTCTTCTGTGCATAGCGTTGGGTATCGCGATTGTTCAGCTGAAGCAATCCACCACCAGAACCTAAGTTAAGGTTTACAGCGGCATACTTATAGAAAGCAATGTGGCTATATAGTGTTGCCGCTCGCTCTGGACTACTGATGCCATCGCCCTGAATAACTCGTACGCTACTATCAAGTACAATAAATCCGCACTCATTTTTAGTATATCCAAATCCGTCAGCTAACTTGTCGAGGCACAGCATTACAGAGTCCTCTGGTTCTCCGCTATCTGGACGAACTACTACTGTCCCACCTTTAGCTTTGATCTCTGGCGCTTTACTACAGATGTAGTCTAGCATGTCCTCCATGTTATACGAGTCAATGACACAAGCGAAGATAGTATCACCGTACAACTCAAGCATCTTATCGAATACTGCATGTTCACCATCACGACCACGAGCAGTCATTACACTATGCTCACTCGCAGGAATAGATTTAACACAATCCTTAGGTGCTCCATAAGTATTAATAGCTAAGCGACGACCTAATAGATTATCAGATCCTTCGAAGTTTAGTGCGTGGGTATAACCACCTACCTGAGCATTCTCCATGATTGTACCGCGTTGGCCGAAGTCATGAACCATGAAATCTAGTCCTTCTAGTCCTTCTAGTCCACAACCAGTGGCTTCTAGAGCTTCCATGCAAACCATCTTAAAGAAGAAGCTGTTTGTAGCGATAGTTGAACCTGTCCAGAATGCAGGAAGAACAAAAGTCTCTAGCCATTGTACGGCCAATGTAGCTTTTTCATCTGTGGACTCAACGACCCATTGAGGCTCGTCAGTTTCTACTAAAGTTCCTTCTGGTACGGTTACAATACTAATAGGCCAACGACCTTCTAACTCTGTTGCGATGTAAAGCATTTCTTTACAAGGAAAAGGTGTTGTAGCTGGAGGTAAGTACGATCTACAGTCGATAACAAACTCTTCTACGTGACCAACAGTAAGTCTAATGGTTAGGTACTTTTTGATTAGTGCGAAATACCCAGCAACCATAGTTACGGGCCACTTAGCGCCTTTGCGGGAACATCCGTAGCTTGAGACGAATGTTGTATTAGCAGGTGTTAGTTCATTGTGGCAGAGTTTATATCCATCTGCCAAGTCTAGCGGGTTAAAATATTCCATTTCGAAAACTCCTTTCGAGATATGGCCTACCGTCCTCCGCGAAGTGGGAGGACGGTAGCGCTGTTTACGTTATGTAACTACACTAGCAACTAATAGTTACTGTGTCAAGTTAAATCTTTGTGAAGTGCTGAATAATTGCCATGTGGTCTTGGAACAACTTCATGCGCTTAACCTCTGTAAGCGTGAACCACCCAACATCCATTGCGTCGTCACCAGCAGTGATCTTTGGAGGTGTCGTATCAGGAATCTCAATATAAAAAGCTCTACTGATCATTCGAGTTTGTGGTGATCGTGTTGGGTAATCAAAGATATCTGAATCCTTGATGTTACCAATCAATACCTTAGTTGGGCAGTCAATTGATGTTTCTTCCTCAAGTTCACGGATAGCACACTGCTTAAAAGTCTCGTCAATGTTTAAGTGACCTCCTGGTAATGCCCACTGACCGTAGCCAATTTCGCCACCACGTTGAACAAGTAGAAGGTGTCCACTAGCAGTCTTAACTACAGCGTCTCCAGCACAATCATTGATGTCGTACGCAGCTGTTCCTTTACGGTGCGGTAGGTATCCGTTTATGTAGTTATACTCTTTACGTAAACGTTTATACTCAGCAGTTCCAGAGAACTCAAACATAAACTTTCTTACAGCTGGATCAATATTCGCAGGGAAACCGCAAGGCATACAACCTTCATCTAACTCAAAGTATTCTGCTCTAATATCTGACGCACTAATGCAATCTTCTGGTACTGCGATTTCAATCTGCTTCCAATCCTTGAACCACTCTAAGTATTCTGCTGTCTTTTCGTCCTTCTTAGGAGCCAGAATTGCTACATCAGTTGAATCGTAGCAACAGGTCTCTTTGAAGTAACGTACATTCTCACGTACTTGGTCGATAAAGTAGTCGTTGTTGTATACGTTGTCGTTTACGTGGAAAAAGTGTACTCTACTAAGCTCACCACGAAGACCGTTCTCGATAATTGAGGCGCGAATCATAATCTCACGCTCTTCCGCTGAAAACGGATTATCAGGTGATGGAGCCATATTAGCTGATCCTAGCATAATCAATACGTCCCGCCCTTTTGCTAATGCTAGCTCTAAATTTTCGAAGTGCATTTTGTGCCACACTTGGAAACGTCCGATATAAACGATAATATCTTCTTGAAATGTTGCTGGGTATTCTGGCATTGGAAAACTCCTTTCGCAATGGTTAATTGTTTAATGTAAGGCCACCCTACATCAAATAAGGTGGCCTGTCAACATTTATTCAGGGTCTAGTTGATTATCCCATTTATCGAGCTTCTGTACGATAATGTTCTCGTACTCAATTGAGTCGTTTAGCCCTAACATTTCCTTGTAGGTATTAATCATAATTTCAACGTCAGCAAGTTCTTCAATTACCGCTCTAAGCCCAACCTTGCCTCGTGAGAGGTGACGCAGAGCTAAGATAAGTTCGGCGCATTCTTCCGTAAGCATATCAGCTTGGAACGAAGGTGGAGCTTGCTCTAGGGCGCGTCGCGTTTGGTCTTTAACTCTAGCATGTAATTCTTGCTTCATCGCGAAACCTTTCTACTGTTTTAATAATATAACTAGCACTATCTGCTTTGCAACCATCTTCGTGCTTAACAGGTACATCTGGGTATTCACCAGCTCCAGCGCACTCTTTACAGATAACAAGAATCTCTAAGTTATTTCCGTACATAGGTATAGTAAACTCTCGTACTAGTTTAGTAGATTCTTCTTCGGTAATCCTAAGTTTCTTCAGTTCTTCTAGTTCTAGATCAGTCACCTAGTACCCCTTTAGTGCGTCAATTACGTTTGAAACAGTACCGAACTTGCAACCCTCTTCGTGTACGTCGTGGCAAACGTATAAGTCTGCTACTTCCTGATTTTCTGACGCACCGCATTCAGTACATGTACACGTTAACTCTCCCATTACCGCAGCTAAAGATACTGTATAATTATCTAATAAGAACTCCCACAATTTTTCTTCTGGTAGCTCTTCTAAGAACTTTACTTGTTCGTCTGTTAGTTTGTTTTCGTCCATAAGTTCTCCTTCTATTAGTTTGCCGAGCACAGTTAAGTACTCGGCAAGTCGTTATAATAAGTCAGCTGCTAATTCTGCTAACTCAGATCGCTCACCACTTTTCATTGTAATATGAGCAGCGATATATTGATCTTTAAACCGTTCAGCGCAAAAAGTAAGACCGTTAGAGTCCTCATCAAGGTAATGATTATCAATCTGATAGGGATCACCTGTAATGATAATCTTAGTACCCTCTCCTGCGCGAGTTATGATCGTTTTTATCTCATGTGGTGTGGCGTTTTGACCCTCGTCAAGTAACAAAATCTGACCTTTAATTGACCGCCCACGTATATGCTCAAGCGACTCTAGCTCAACATACCCACGCTTAATAAGCTCATCTAGTGGAGTAGTTACACCTGCGCGTTTCTCGTCTGTAGCTGAGAACTTCTTAGTTTTCTTACCGCCATCACTTCCGAGATCGAACCTACCGTACTCAGGCATTAGTTGCTCAACGTTATCTGAAATAGGAGCCATCCAAGGACTTAGTTTGTCACTGATATCGCCAGGTAAAAAGCCCATACCCTGATCACCCATAGTAGTAACAGGTCTAGCAACTAATAGACGTTTGTACTCGTGGTCAGGTTCCATTACTTGCTCAAGTGCGGCAGCTAAAGCTACCATAGACTTCCCGCTACCCGCTTTTCCAGCGATTGTTACTAGCTTAATGTTATCATCCATGAGAACATCGATTAAATACTGCTGCTCTCGGTTTCGTGGAACCAAATCAGAAGGCTCTACGCCGTCATCGATCTTAATAATAGCTTCCTCGCTAGCGATGTAGCGACCAATGCCTACACTCTGCGTATCACTATGGTTATTCAACTGAACGAAGACGTTAGGGTAAAAGTCACCCTCTAACTCTGAGGTAGGAATTCCTCCAGCAATGTGGAACGCTGACATCTGCTCAGGCGATACGTATACCTCTGTAGTTCCGTCAAACATTTCATCGAATACTACTTTATCGTTATCGTAATCTTCTGCTACTAGCCCTAATGCGTCTGCTTTAACTCTAACGTTAACGTCTTTGGACACTAGCACAACATCAACGTCCTGATTGAGCCGTTGAGTTGCCATAGCCACTGCGATAATACGATTGTCAGCTACTTCCTTACCTAGGTCAGCGGGAATCCAATCCATAACGTCCGTAGGGCTGGTCATAACTTTCACTGTACCGCCATGTTCAAGTGTTACGCCATCATAAAGTTTGTTATCGGTACTTAGATCATCTAGGTGTCGGCAAGTAGTTCTAATATTTCTACCTACTTCATTCAGACCTTTCTTTAGTCCGTCCATTTCTTCTAGTACTGTAATTGGAATAATTAGATCGCTATTAGTGAATTTGAATAGCGCTTCTGGGTCGTGGCAAAATACGTTAGTATCTGCTACGAAAATCTTGCGGGGATTTTGCATATTAGTTGAGTACCTCCTTTGTATTATGCGCCTAGGTCAGTTGAAGACCTTGTTGGAGATATGAGTAAGACGCGGTTAGTTGTTATGGCAGGGAGTACAGGGGTCGAACCTGTGATGCCTGACTCAAAATCAGGTGTGTTACCTCTACACTAACTCCCATCATTGGTGGGCAGGGAATGAATCGAACATTCAATGGCCTTTCGACCGCCAGATTTACAGTCTGGGAAGCACACCACCTGCTAAACCTGCCCGTTAATTATACTTTTGGTGGATTCGCACCAGTTGCTACAAACTCATCCCAAAGGAAGCCCTTTAGTGATACTGCTTGTTCGTCAGTTAGATCATCTACCTTACCTTGATAGATAACTGGATAAGGTGTCCCAATAGGTAGCATACAATACTCAGGAGTTTCATATAACTGCAACTGACCACTGTATGCACCACCTATGTTTTTATTGAAGCTAATAGTGAATGGTTCATCAGAGATCCAGTTGTTATTTGCCATTAGAACTTGTAGCTTTAGCTCATACATTTCATCGTTAGACGTATCTTTTAGCACTTTTACTAATCCAATAAATCCATCTTCTTTGTACTGATAGATGCCACCTACTTTGACGAAATCCCAACCGTTCTTGTTAGCTCTTGCCATGTAATCCTCCTTATATTTGTTTGGTGGGGCAGGGGAGAGTCGAACTCCCACGCCTTGCGGCACGAGATTCTAAATCTCGCGTGTCTACCAGTTCCACCACAACCCCGTAACTTATAAATCAATACTACATGAATCTTTTTAGCTTGTCAATTGTTAAAAGGTGCCTCCAGCGTGATTCGAACATGCATCTGCTCAGTATAATCGAGCTATTCTACCTTGAACTATAGAGGCTAATGGAGCTGACAGAGAGATTTGAACTCACAACATCCTCATTACAAGTGAGGTGCGCTACCAATTGCGCCATGCCAGCTTATATCCTGTTTGGTTGGCTACAAATTACCCAACACGCTCTTAACTACCACAGAAGCTAGTTTACCATCGTAAGTACCTTCGTGGTTGGCTTTAAGAGTTTTCATAATAAGTCCCATATTCTGAGCTTCTTTAGGAAGTGCTACAAGAATCTTAGTAACTAAACTGCGCAGTTCTTGCTCAGTCATCTGTGGCGGCAAGTATAAGGCATACATAGATTTTTCAGCTTCGAGGTCAGCGAGTCCATCTGTAGAAGCAACATCACTAGAAGAGATAAGTACACTAACCGTCTCCTCGATTCCTTTAATAAACTTCTTAACTTTAGCGACACACGTTGCATCATCAATCTCCGTATTATCTCGTTTTGCGTCAGTTTCTAGCTCACCTAGAAGAGTCTTAAGTTGCCCTACCTCTGTAGTCTTACGAGCTTTGCGTAACGCTTTAATATCGTCTTTAATATCATCAATAATCATTAGTTTTCCTCAGTATGGAATAGGTTACAATGGCACGTACCTTCTGTGCGAAGTTCAACGCAGGGACAGATCGTGCTCTCGTCTTTAATGAAAGAGCAAGGGCAATAAAGCTCTCCGTGCTTTTCTAAGTTTTTAGCAAGCCCTTTAATCACCGAAACTAAACGCTTCATGTCTGTTGTTAAGCTAAGCTTAAGTCTATAGGAAGTGCTTAACGTGTTATACTCTGCTTGCTCCATACACGTTAAAGGCTCACAATCTACACTGTTCATAGTACTCCTTAACAATTAAAGGTGAACGCGCGAGGAATCAAACCTCGACCTTCCAGCGATAAGCTAGGTGCTCTACTTGAGCTATACGTTCATTAATGGTGACCGCAACTGGGAACGATCCAGTGACCTAGTAGTTATGAGCTACTGGCTCTACCAACTGAGCTATACGGACGAAAATTTAAGCTACTAAGATCTCCTTATTGCTAGAATCACCAAGCCTAGTAGGAGTTCGTTTCGCTATAGTCTCCGGCGATTTTGGCTGATTAGGCTTCTTCGATAGAGACGTTATTATGGTGGGTAGGGAAGGAATCGAACCTTCAATGACCTTTCGGCCCCTAGATTTACAGTCTAGTAAGCTCACCACCTGCTAAACCTACCCAATGAATTACCACTAAGGGATACTAACCCGCGCCGCTAAGCTTGACCAAGTGAGAGCCAACGTATTTAACGCATACATACGACAGTATATTATAGTAATACCGCTCATCTTCCCTTAGAGCAAGGGGATGGTTTATAGTACCACCTAACTCCTATATCGCAGTTATAGGTCTGAGTAGCATTTAGCCGCCTAATGTAATTGCGACCTACAAAATACGTCCTCGCTCTATTTATAGCCGAACGGGAGGCTACGCTTCTATCGGAAATAACTACTCCTTCACTTACTAGTATTGGACGGCCAGTTATAACGTCATACAGGTACGAACCCTGTGGTCTTTGATGCATTACAGCATACGAGGGTTGAACTCGCGTTTCCTCCGAGCTAGGAGGTGTCCTTACCGTTAGACGAACGCTCTATTCACATCAAATAAGTGGTCGGAGGAGCAAGATTTGAACTTGCGATCTATCGCTTCCAAAGCAATAGGCTTAACCAGACTGGCCCACCCTCCGATAATTTACTATGGTGTCTGTAGGATTCTAACCTACATTCTTTCAAGCAGACGGCTTAAAAGTCTTACTTAGACGAAGACACCACGATTTTGGTATATTCGAAATCGAACCACGGCCTCAATTAAGTTGACTGCTCCACCAACAGGAGCTAGATACCTACAACACCCGACTCTGAGCGTTGCGTTAATTGGAGTGTTGAGCGCGGTTCGAACACGCAATCACTTGAGTCACAATCAAGCCGCTAACCGATTTGCGCTTCAACACAATGCTTACTGGGTGTATCTCTTTCTTACTAGTCATATATATAAGGTAACACACTTAACTATATATGTCAAGCATAAAATTCTTACAGCAGAAAGTCTCGAACAAACCGCTGTACCCATAACCTGACGGGATAGGGATTATCCTTAAGGCCAGTTACGCGCAGGACAATCGTGGGTCGCGTAGTGATTACTCTTGATGCGCTTAATACCGTCGAGAACATTGGTAACATAGGCGTGAGTGGCTCTACTTCTTGCTAGTAATGTAAATCAAGCCGCTGGAGTGTATGCCAGTCGTTACTGACGCATCCTTTGCGCCTAGCTTGATTTACATTACCGTTCCTTTTCATACGACTTGGTATGTAAGATATTAAGTTGCTAGCCGAGTGTTTAAGGATGCCGTATTCTAAATCTTAGCGTCACTATGCGCTAGAGTAATACTTTACCATCCCCTGAGCTTCGTACTTAGGTCGAAAGCAGCTACTAACGACTCCATAAAGGTAGAGGAGTCTCAGGACATTCTCTCCGTGGCTAGTCGGAGCCGCTACGTGTTTAGCACCAACTTATAAATCTATACTACTACATAAACCCGATGAAGTCAAGAACTAAATTCACGTTATTGAAAATAGTTTATCGATACCCATCACGAAACCAACTACGACCTTCTAATGTAAAGCTAGTCTGTCCTACTAAATGTACCATAACGGCTCCACATTCAATACAAACTACTACTTTACTCATATCTGCCAGCTTAACGATCTTATCAGTCTCTTCGTGACCACACGATTCACACTTATAATCCTTTAAAGGCATACTAACCTACTTCCGTGAGTGACGTTTCTGTTTGTTGCGTAACATTTTCTTACGCTTACGATCTTTACGTTTAGCGACTAGCTTTGTTTCTGCTACGCTTCGCTTACGTCCTTCCTTGATATTGACTAGCGCTTGCTGGATTAGATGTTGCTTAGTTGATAGTGCTCCTAGCAACTTCTGCATATCGTCAATCGTACCATCTTCTGTGATGCCGTCTAACTCTTCTGTATTAATGTGATCTTGGTTCTCTGTCAATGTGTCCCACCTCCTTTCTATATAAACCATACTACGCTCCCTCAACCCAAAAGTCAAGTATAAAATAAAAGCGACTATTGTTTATTTAGCTATTGACAACATGTACCTGACATGATAAGCTAATGAGCGACTGACAAGGAGCTTAGGTCTTTAGTATTAAGAACGAAGCTTCTAACGAAGCTTCATTAGCTTATCACACCTAATCGGTAGTGTCAAGCTTTTTCTTATGTTTAGGTAGTCTTTTATACTTCTTCTTATCCTTATGAGGGATTGTAGGAGGTGCAGTAGGTTTACGGATCTTATCGTAGGGCGATTTAGTAGCGCTCTTCTTGGTTTTACTCATAGTAATCTCCTTTAATTTAGTTAATCTGCTAGGATACTGGATTATTTTATAAATGTCAACGTTTTATATTGACTTAATACTTACTGTATGTTAGTATTAGAATAAGAGAAGTATTAATATAAATATACAATAAATCATATATACAGAACTAGAGAGGATACGACAATGAGTAAGGTATGGACACCACTAGCACTAGACAGAGTAAAAAAAGATAACTCTAACCTATGGCAACACGATAGCAAATTAGCATCTGCACTTAGGAAGGAGCGCTTCCGCAAAGAAGACTTCGAGGCACTAAGTAGGTACAATGAAGCAGTAGGGATCTCAGGGACAGTAAATACTATCGAAGAAACTGAGATATCTATGGACATTAAGACTTTCAGGGAAACCTTATCAGCTAGAGATAGTGGGATCTTTGGGTTATTCCTTCAAGGATACGGACAAGTAGCTACAGCGAAGATGTTAGGAGTTAGCCAGCCTTTAGTAAGTATCCGTCTCAATAAGATAAGAGAAGCTTTTAAGGAATTTTATTTAGACTAGGAGATTATATGGATATAACTGATTTAATTAAAGCTGATATGAGCGAAGCGTCTGAGCTACAGAGTTTCGAGAGATCACCGTCTATGACTCCGATAAAGGAGATAGTGTGGTCAATTGAAAAGTACGAAGTAGCTCAGTTGTGCGCAATAACTAGGTTTACAGATAAAGAGATTAGTGAACAAACTAAGATACCTCTATCGACAATCAAGAACTGGAAAGCTCATCCAGCCTTCCAGAAGTACATGAACACCTTAATGATAGACTCAGCTGAGATGTTTAAGGCTAAGCGTCTAATGGTACTATCTAAGACCTTAGATGCTCGTATAGCAAACGCAGAAGAGACAGGTGACTACGGTAACTTAACAGGTAGGGATACGTTAGCGATTATTGAGCAGTTACGTAAAGAGACTGAGGGTGATATTAAAGAGGAAGAATCACATTTCATGAAGACCATTACGACTCTATTGGAGAAGTCGGGGAAGAAGGAAGTTGAAATTCAACCACGCAATACACCAAAGGAGCTAGACTATTCAAATGAAAGCGACAGTTAGTAGGGCAATAGAAGGGTTAATTAACAGCCCATTTGGGCTATTTAAAGGTTTCGTAGTTGCGGTACTATTACAGTTCTCAATATTGAGCTGTATTGGTATAGTATTTGATGGAGCATTCTCAGCACTGCCTATGCTAGATGCAGTAGTTAATTCAGCTAGCTATTGGTGGAGCTTTATTAGTATGCTAGGTGCTATGTTTATACTATTCGACCACACTATCAAGAACCATGTAGCATTAGTTGTATGCGGATACTCAGCCGCAATAGTATCATTTATCGTTTTAGGATACGACTTTATTCTTAGGAAGCCACCGATCTACACGGCTGCTGTACTATCAATCACAGCAGCGACTATACTAGGAGGAACATTTTATGAGCGGATCAGACGAACTACATAGTGTAGCCGCCGAATCCTGTAATCTTAAGAATATAGCATTAACTAAGCAAGTAGAGAAGATAGACTCTAAAGTTAATGCGTTAATTTTATTTTTAGCAACAGCAGCTACGAGCCTTATGATGTTTGTAGCTAAAGAGCTTTTCAAGTTCGTAACAAAATAGGAGCACCATGAGCGAAGACTTTCAATTTAGAAGTACTAAGGTTCTTGATTATCTAAAAATCAAAGGACAAATAGACTCTTTTGAATTCTTTGATCTTGTCGGAATAATGCCACACGAAGGCCAACGTAAAGTAATAAACGCGTACTCTGAGAAGATAATGCCATCAGAGGAAACGGAGAAACTAGGACTTCAGTTTGACTATAAATATAAAACTATCATCGCTGCTTGCGGTAGACGTTTTGGTAAATCATTCTTCTCCTCTGTCTTAGCGGCAGAGGAGTTGCTTTATCCGTATGCACAAGTTCTTGTATGCTCATATAGACTAGAGAACTGCAAGGTCATCTTTCGTCAGGTTAGAGAGATCATTAAGAAGCTAAAGATAGAGATAGTATCCGACAGACAAAAGGATTTAGAATTAGAGTTAGGTAACGGATCAAAAATAACGGTAGCATCGAATGATAATGTAGAGGCCCGTCTCGGTAATAGTTGTAGCTTAATTATAATTGATGAAGCTAAGCTATTCCACAGAGAACTGTATGAAACATTCTTAGAGCCGCAACTACTTGACTACTCACCATACTCACGAACTATTATGATCAGTTCTCCTCAGGAGGGGTGGTTATATGACTACTATTTAAAAGGCCAAAGTGACGATCCAATTTACTCAGATTTTTGGTCTATATCACTACCATCTTCTACTAACCCAACAAACTCTAAAGAAGCTTTAGCTAAATTAAAGGCGCGCATCCCAGCAGATATTTGGGAGCAAGAGTACGAGGGTAAGTTTATATCGGCGGCAGGTAAAGTTTATGCTGAGTTCGATAGGAATTTTAATGTATTCAATGACGAGTCAGAGCCTACGTTCTGGGCTAAGGTACACTCAGGAAGTTATCCACTATTTCATACTATAGACTCTGGTTATACTCACTGCTTCGCTGGTATGTACGTACTACATGATGAATTAAGTGATACTTTTTATGTATTCGGTGAATACAATAAAGCTAAAGTAGTAACACCAGTTCATGCCGACAATTTTAAGCAGTACGAGAAGGACTACGGACTAGATGTATATATTAGATATGCTGACCCTGCTGCTGCCCAACAGATAGCAGACTTTGCTGAGTACGATTTCTATTTTAATAAAGCAAAGAAGAATATGCGTGAAACAGTTAATTGCGTTAACACATTATTCTTTCAGCTAAGTAAGACATCTACAAAAGATAGACCAAGACCTAGACTGATGATACATGAAGAGTGCTACGAGCTTATTAGACAGCTTAATACGTGTATGTGGAAGACCGACGTAAACGATCAGACTAGAGAAACATCAGCTGGTAGTTCTAAGCCGTTTAAGCCAGATACAGATAAGAAGACAGACTGGGATTTACTAGACGCACTTAGGTATGGGTTATACAGTCATCTTGGTGATAACTTAATAGATATATCAATTTGCTCTACAGAGACAGGGGATGAGGTTAGCGATGATGATGCTAACTTTAGACGTGAAATGATGATGAGTGGATTCTACAGAGTAGGGTCTGCCTTAGAGGAGGATTAATAGTGGCAGGATTTTTAGATAAATTTATAAACAAAGGAGCTAAGCCAGAGTACGAACCAGAGCTAGCCCAAAAGTCAGAATGCTTATTCGACTCCTCAGAAAAGGTTGTTACTAGCACCGCAACTAAGGATTCACGAGCAGAGAAGGTAATTTATCGCCAGATTGGGCAGAATACATATGGGTCTGGTCAGCCTCCTCAGATATATTCAGCAGGTCTTAGTGCTATCACTAGTTACCCTATTATTTATGGAGCAGTTACAGCAATATCTGACGCGATAGCATCGCTAACTATAAAGGTATACGATGTAAAAGGTGGTGAGCGAGTAGAGTTACCAGACCACCCTTTCTACAAATTATTTAGTAGACCTAACCCGCACCAAGGTAGTTACGAGTTCTTGGATCAAATGTCACAATCTTTGGACGTATTTGGTAATGTATTTATTTCAGTAGAGAAAATTGGAGGTGAGTATGAACTGTACTTACTGAACCCAGTTAATGTAGCAATAATCCCAGACCCTAGGGTTAAAGTAAAAGAGTATCGGTACAATATTAATGGTGACATAGTTAAGTATAAACCAGAAGAGATCATTCATATCAAAATGATTGACCTTGAGGATCAGTACTACGGCAAACCACCACTTTCAGTAGCGGCAGATATTCTAACCTTCGAAGGTAACAGACTTAACTTTGCTAACCAATTCTTTGTGAATGGCGCAATCCCTTCTGGTGTACTAGAAACTGATAGTAACTTAGGAGAGACTCTACTTAAGAAATTACGAGGAGAGTGGACTCGTATCCATAAAGGTATTAACAATAGTCATACCGTAGCTATCCTACAGAGTGGGGTAAAGTACAAGTCAATTTCTTCACCACTAAAAGAGTTAGACTTTACTGCACTAAAGAAGTTGTCTAAAGAGGACTTACTTACTGTATTTAAGATGCCAGATTCTATATTAGGATCTAAGTCTTCTAAAGAGGATCTAGCTACATTCTGGAGATCTTGTATTTCTCCTAGAATTAAGAGAATTGAGTCTGCGATTAATAGAGGACTAGCTGTTCAGATGTTTGGAGAAGGGTCTACACGCTTCGAGTTTAACTTGAAAAGCGTAGATGCACTCCAAGAAGACAAAGGAGAGCAAGCTAAGTACTTAGTTGATTTAGTTAGCTCATCAATCCTTACACCTAACGAGGCGCGGGTAGAGCGTGGAGTAGCTAAGATTGATGATCCGTATGCTGATCAACTAATGGTATCTAACTCTTTCTTCGGTAATAGCCTAATCCCTAAAGACGCTGCAATAGCAGGGGCACAAGCAGGAGTTGGCGCAGACGGAACAAATGAGTCTACAGCGACAGCATCAGTTCCTACAGAGGAGCAAGAAGTAGTTGGCTCCTAAGAGAAAAGACTACTACGTGTATATGATCTGCGACCCAAGTGTTACAGGCACTTGGGTCGTTAATCGCCGCACCTATAATATGAAACCCTCGTATATCGGGAAAGGGGTCGGGGATAGGTGGAAGGCTCACCTATACAAACCTAGAGCTGGTACTAAACTAACCCCTATACGGAAAGCAATACTACAAATGAGGTTAGCAAAGTTTGAACCTTTCGTAGTCTTAGTAAAGGAGAACTTAACTGAGGAAGAGGCGTTTTTGTTAGAGGAAAAGCTGATACATAAGCTAGGTAGAATTCGTACTGGTGGCACATTAGTAAATCAAGCGCCTGGAGGTATATGGATACCTACAAAAGTACGTACTAAAAGAAAAAGTAGAAAACGTAATAAGAAGTAATAATAATACAGACTACTTCTACCATACTAATGTAGAGGCACATATTTTTAAAGGAGAAAGCATGGAATTAAAAGAGTTCAAAATGCTTACACCCTTTTCGATTAAAAATATACCTAGCAACCTTCCTAATGATAGCCCTAGTGGTATCTTGGAACCCGAAGTAGCTGTAGTTGATGAGACAGGCGATGAAGTTATTATAATTTCTGGCTATGCTAACTATTCAGGAGTTGACGAGAGAACTGGGGTAACATACCTAGACCTAGTAAACGACGTAGTAGTTCCAGCAGGAGTAGACACCTCAGTATGGGAGTCTAACCCTCAGATATTATGGCAACATGATCGTGAAGATACTATCGGCAAAGGTATAAAGATCGAGAAGCGCGTAGACGGACTGTACATTGAGGCTACAATTCACAAAAGCGCGATGAGCTACAGAGATTTTTACAAGATCAAGTCTGGGCTAGTTAACCATTTCTCTGTAGGTTTTAGAACTATAGATGGTGAATGGAAAGATGTCGGTAATGAGGAAGCTTGGTTTATTACAAGGTCATTACTACTAGAAGTAAGTGTTGTAGGTATTCCTGCTAACTCTCCTTCTAAGTTCCAAATTGTTAAGTCTGATGATGGCATCGAAGGATTCAGAGTTGAAGACTTAAATAAAGTAGATAAAGAGTCTACTGTAGATGAAACTAAATCAATAACAGAGGATACGCTACCTATGAAAGTAAAAGTTACTACACGCGACCTCGTTTCAGAAGCTAAAAGCGCAGAGCTAGAAGCAGCAGGAGTTGACGTTTCAGCAGAAGTAGAAGTAGAACTATCTACCTACATTGCTGGTATCGTTAAAGACTCTGTTGACGCAGCATTCGCAGCTAAGGCAGAAGAAGAAGCGAAGGAAGCACGAGAGGCTAAAGAAGCGCAAGACGTACTAGACGCTACTAAGGCAGAAGAAGACGCTAAAGCTGAGCTGGTTGCTAAAGAAGAGGCAGACGCTAAAGCAACTGAGGACGCGGCTAAGGCAGAAGAGGCCGAAGCGGTAGCAGTTAAAGCATTCGCAGACCAGTTAGCACAACTGAAAGCTGAACTCGGAATTACCGAGGAAGCGTAATTAATCTAATATAGGAGATAGAAATAAATGACAGTTCAAGAACAACTAGAGCAAGCAATGAAAGATCTGGCTGCTGTTACTAAAGCGATGTCTGAGAAATCAGCTGCTGGTGACGATGGTCGAGTTAAAGAGCTTTCTGACCAACTCGGTCAAGTCCAAAAGGATCTAGCAGACCGCAAGCACCAATATGCAGTTGCTACTGAAAGTCTTAAAGTAAACGATAGTGAGAAGAAAGAACTTGAGCGTAAGCGTGATGAGTTGTTCATTGCTTCTGCATTGATGGTTCGTAAAGATGGTAGCCTTAATCGTGGTGCTTACGAGCAACTAGTTAAGTCTGGCGATTATCGTGATGCACTTAAAGCTGGTGTTGGTGACGATGCTCCTGCTTCTTCACAAGTAACTGGCCTTACCTCACAAGGTACAGACGCTAACTTCGGTTCTGACTTCTTGGTAGAGGGTTTCTCAACAACTCTATTGGAAGACATCTTCTTGAAGTTAGAGATTGCTGGAATCTTTAATCGTTTCAATATGCCAGCCGCACAATACAGCTTCCCATTTAGTTATGACCAAGTTACAGCTCAACAAGTAACAGAGGGTCTTGCTCCTGGTAAGTCTCGTTTGAGCACAGGTAAGTTGACCTTTGAGGCCAAAAAGTTAATGGCGAACATTGACTTCACTGACGAATTAGATGCAGATTCAGTTATTGCTATCCTACCTCTTATTCGTATGCGCCTAATCGAAGGTTTTGCACTTGCACAAGAAAAGATCGCATTCAACGGCGACGATACTGTAGGAGCTACTAACGTAAACGGTGCTATCGGCACTGGTACTGCTCCTACTGCTGAATCTGCTGAGCGTCTGCAAAAAGGTATCCGCGCACATTGTGGTGCTGGTGAAAAAGTAGACTTCTCAACTGGTGGATTCTCTGCTGACAACCTACGCAGCCTTCGTTCTAAAATGGGTAAGTATGGTAAGTCTCCTTCGGATCTAGCTTACATCGTCCGTATGACTGACTACAACGAAGCATTGAAATTTACAGGATACCAATCTCTGTACCAATATGCTAATGCAGTAACAACTACCGGTGAACTAGGTAAGATCGATGGTATCCCAGTATTAGTATCTGAGCTTATTCCAGAGAACTTGAACGCAGCTGGTATCTATGATAACGTTACAACTACTAAGACTACTTGTGCTCTCGTAAACAAGTCTGCTCTTATGTGGGGTGATCGCTCTAGCTTCGGCCTTGAGCTGTACCGTAACCCATTCACACAGACAACTTCATTGATTGGCTCTCAGCGCCTTGACTTGCAGAAGGTAACTTCTCCTACTGCTAAGCCTATCGCTTTGGGTTACAACTACGACGCATAATCTGTAGTGACAACTAAATAAGAATGGCCTATGGCCTTACTAGGGGGCTGAGTTTTCAGCCCCCTATTTTTATATGGAGAATATTTATGATTATCAAGTGCATCAAAGAGGGGCATGTAACGCCTACATACAAAATAGCTGACGGTGCTACTACAGAGGGTATGGGATTACAACTTAAAGAGCTTAGTCGCCTTTTAAAAGATTTCCCAGATAAATTCGTAGAAGTAACGGAAGCTACAGCGAAAGTTGTAAGTACACTAGAATTAGAGAAAAAGATTCCATCAGTAGAAACTAAAGAAACTAAGACAAAGCGAAAGAAAGCACCTAAAGCACAAAAGAAGATTGCGTAAGGAGGTTAAATGGAATTCACAACAGTAGTAAACGTTCAGAACTTCCTAGGTAAAGATTCACTGACAGCGCAAGAATCTACTACTATAGAAATGCTTATCTCTATGGTTGGTGGTATTATTAATAACTACTGCGGGTGGAATATCTTATCGAAAGACTACGACAGAGTTGTAGACGGCTCAGGATCTACCTCCATGGACTTAGGCGCATTCCCAATTAATACTGTAGCTAGTTGCATTGTAGGTGATCTTGACTATACAGCAGAAGTAGCTATTGATGCTGAGAACGGGGAAATATACTTCCCTACATCAACATCACTATCGTTCGGATCAGCAACTAAAAGTGTAGTAGTTGAGTATAACGCAGGGTTCACTGAAGTACCGCCTGAGCTTAATTATGCGGCATGTGTACTAACAACTATTAACTACAATAGGATAGTACAAAAGAACTTAGGAGTAATCAAAGAGCAATTTACAGAAGTTTCTGCTGAGTACGGAGCTAATGATATTCCAGAGTTAGTACAGAATGTCCTTGATAGATACAAGAAGATCGGAATACACTAAGGAGGCTAAATGTATGGAGCACACTTTGTAGTAGACAGGATGCTTGATCGTGTTGGTATTGTAGCAGGAAGAGGGCGTATATTAAATATAGACACTGGTGAGTATTCAAAAGGGTACACACAAGTAAACGTAATGGCAACTAGCCCTAACTCTAGGACAAAGATACATAAAGCATGGTTCGGTGGAACTAGCGATATCGTTGAGGGTTCTCTTATAGAAGACACAGCTGAAAGTAAAAAGTATTTAGTTATGTCAACTAAAGCAGAAGTTTCTGGTGAAGTAGTTGCTTTCTACGACGGAACTCTTTACTACGCAAATAGAACTATAGATGTACTAAGGCAAGGAGCTGGTACTGAGGACATGTTCCACAGGGTAACTAGCGACCTAACTACGGTATATTCAGGTATTTATGCTATGGTAACACCAGTAAGGGTTGATACCGTAGAGACCGACGATCAGATTTTAGATAATAATAAAATAAAGATAGTAGTTCAAGCAACAAAATTAGTACATAGAAACGATAGAGTTTTAACTTCGGCTAGTGAGACCTACAAAGTAACATCAGTAGATGGAAGCTCGCTAGACGGCTTAGTTATAATATACGCAGAAACGGATATAAGATAATTATGGAGATAAGTTATAGCTCAAGCAGTTACGACGTAGCTCGTATAGCTACAAGGCTGACTAAGATAGGCAAAATGATTACAGCGAAAGACGGCGTTGCCATTAAGTTAGTTGTACGGAGAGTAATGGAAGACTACGTTCAAGCAGTTACTAGCGTTATGGGTGTAGTTGACCCTACGAGCGGCGGTAACGTGTACGCTACGCCTTTCTTAGGTGTGTCGCAAGGGTTCTACTTTGCTCCGTTATCTGAGCGCACGATGCGGTTAAAGTCTGAGAAGCCAGGGTACATAGCTGAAATTTGGGCTGCTACTGGGCGCACTAAAGAAGCTGTTAAGGTTAAAGAGTTTAGTTACCAAGACGGGCATAGGCTTTTTGCAGGAATTAGCGCCACAGATGACCCTACAGCTCACAGACACGCACTTAGAACTGAGTATGGTGTAGAGAATATGGATGGATCTAAAACTCCTAGAGCACTATTCCACCTTATAAATGATGTATTCACAAATAAAAGGCAAGTTATCGTTGACGAGATCGCTAAGTTGATACGAGGTTAATATGACAAATATGTTCGAAAATGTAGACGCATCGTTATATAAGTACCTTGCAGAACTGACACCAGTAGGTGTAAGGGTATTTGAGGACGTAATTTCTGAGGACTTTGATGCCGCTACACAGTGGGTAGTAATTGATACATTAAGTGACGCTGCGGGTGATCAACCTAAGCAGAACTATTTTTTACATATAGCACAACAAAAAGGAGCGCCTAATTCTAAATCAATTTTAAATAAGTTGGTAGGTGCTGTCTACTCTATAGTAGATGAAGGTTCAGTACTGCCTCTATATGATGTAGAGACTGAGCTAGAAATAGGACAAATGAGAGTAGCAAACTGTACCGTTAGCCCTATGATGATTCATAAAGCTGGTGGTAGCATGAGGACAATAAGCTTAGGGATTGTATATCCCGCACATTAACTAAATAGGAGAAAGAAATGGCATTAGGTAAAGAGTATCAAGCTAAGGTAAATAGCGCCGAAAACGTACTAGTAGGTGTAGCACAAGTACGTGTAGGTAAGCCCTCAACTCGGAATAGCGAGGAAGCTGTAATTAAGAGCGTCCAGTCTGTAACACAGAGCACCTTAAAAGCGGTTACACTACGTAGCGGTCTAAGTATTAACGTCGTAAAACCGACACGTATAGCTAATGAGTCAACTTCTGACGACTTCGTATCTAGCGGTACTTATACTGGTGATTATGATGGTGCATTTATTGTACGATTCGACGGAACTGATTACAGTGTATTCGGCCCAGACGGAGTAGAGACAACAGGCGTAACGATAGTAGAAATTACTGCTGGGTACGATATGTTAGTAGCAACAGCAGCTACAGGCGCAACTATTACAGGTACAGCGGTTGCCCCTGCTGTTGGTGATACGTGGGTAATCCCAGTATGGTCAGCTGGCGAAAAGACTAACGAGCAGACACGTATTATCACACCTTACTCAATGTTTAGCACAGACAACGAGTCAGTGGGTGGTCTAGTAGATTCAAGCTTTACTCCTTCTTTGGATGAAGTAAAAACTCTTGAGTCAGGCTTCCCTAGTACTACTGACGCAACTATCATCACTAAGACCTCCGTTGAGGTAACATTCGGCGCTCTTGAGTATACTAACGCTAACTTGGTATACCTTCGGGATATGATTAGCGGTATTATCAACGACGCTGCATCATCTGCGCTATCCGTAGAAGTTGTAGCTCAGACTCGCGGTGGCGATCTTATTACGTTCTGGTGTCCAAACGCAGAACTAAGTAACTTACCATCAATCGCACCTACAAATGACTTCTCTACTATGACTTGGAGCCTAAAGGCTTCTACTCAGTCGGCAGAAGTAGAGTTAAGTGAAGTGTATAATAAGTGGTTAACTGAAGCACCAATCTTCTCAGAGCTTACATACTTACACTAAAACCTAGGGAGGCGCAAGCCTCCCTTTTCAACACAACAAAGGGAGTACTACATGTCAGAATCACAAGGTTTCAAGAAAATCAATAGCAAAAAATATCAAGTAGAATTAGAAGATGGTTGGTTAGACATCTTTGTACCTTACGGTAAAGTAGAAAAGATCATCCAAGCGTTTTACGCAGAAGGTGGTATGCTAGACGAAAACAATAACGTCACAACATCACTACCAGTAATGATTGCTAATTTTAGCGTCATCGGAGACATCGTTCTTAGTACCTACGATAGCAAAGGTAACCTAGTGACGGACGTATCTTGTCGAGATTTAGCAATGGAAGAAGTACCTAAGCTGTTCGCACTAGCTACAGACGTTATTGAAAATTTTATCAAAGTGGTAGCTCCAACTCAGGAAGTTGCCACGGAGAACTAGAAAACGCTGAACCTGAAGACGGCGACGAGAAAGATGACGCACCAACTGTAACACATTTAATACACAGACTATCCAGTTGGAATCCTGAGTCCGTCTTGGTTTATAAGTGGGGATACTCACTAGACGAGATAATTGACCTATACATGGATAAAGAGCTTGATTACGCTAAGAAGCGCACAAACGACTATAAGTTTGTTGTATCCGTAGCTAAAGGTGTAATGGGCATCAAGGACGAACCAGATAAGATAACTAAGCAAGAGTTTGACGATATCCCTGACGAGAAGAAGTTGGCTATGCAGAAAATGCTAGGTGGCGATTATGGGAACGTAGTAAATAACTAACCAACAAAGGCAGGTATAACAAGGGTGAACTCCCAGGTTTACCTGCCTTTTTGTTTTGGAGATATAATGGCAAATACATTCGAGAGATTAGGGATTGAGGTAAACCTTAAATTAGGTAAAGACTTCGGAAGAGTCCTAAAGAAGATAAGATCTGATCTAAACAGTATAAACGCTAAAAACCTAACTCAGTTCGCTACTGTTGCTAATAATCTTACCGCCAGTCTAACGAAGACTAGTGCTAGCCTAGAGAAGACTGTAACTAGCACTACTAAATTAGCTAACAGTGCCAATAAGTTGTCTACAGGGTTTAAAGATACAGGTAAAGCTGCTGATGATGCAGGAAAAAAGACTAATCAGTTCAGTAAGAATATGAAAAGTCTTACTCTACATGTAGTTCAAGTAATGGCTATCCGTAGAGCGTTTATGGCTGTATCAACAGCTATAGGTACTGCTGTTGGTCAAGCATTAGACTTGAATCAAACTATGGCAGAAGTTGGAGCTATCTCTAATGCCTCATCTAGTGACTTAGCTAAGTTTGAAGAAGCAGCTATCGCTATCGGTTCGTCTTCTAAATTTACAGCAGTAGAAGTTGCTGCTACAATGAAGATATTAGCGCAAGCTGGCGTTGAGGCAGCGCAATTAGCAACAGCAACGCAGAACGTAGAATTCTTTGCTACAGGTACAGGCTCAGGAGCTGTTGAGGCTACAAAAGCTTTTACTACTGCTATGCGTGTATGGAACATCGAGGGCGAAGAGACTAATAGAATAGCTAACGTTCTAACTGCGTCTATGAATAATAGTAAGTTAACAACTAGCGACATGTCTACAGCGTTCAACTACTTAGCTAACCAATCTGAGGCGTTAGGTATAGGGCTAGAAGAAACTTCAGCTATTATCGCTACCATGACAAATAGAGGTATGCGAGCTTCAACAGTCGGTACAGGTATGGCTGGTGTATTAGTCCGGTTATCGAAACCGACAGCGCGAATAGCTGAACTACTTGAGTCTGTAGGTCTTACTACTGAGGACGTTAACCCTCAATTACACGAGTTCGCAGATATATTAGATACGATGTCTGACGCAGGTATTACCGCCACTGACGTGTTAGGTACGTTTGAGCGTAGAACTGGTAGAGCCTTAGTTACTGCCTTAGACGCTGGCGGTGAAGCATTTAGACGCATGAAGAACGATATAACAGACACAGATTCTTCACTAGTAGCGTACACTAGAACTATGGATGGAGCACGAGCAAAACTAAACGTGCTACAGTCAGAGTTACTTGCTAGCGTTAGCGGTATAGGTAAAGACTTAGCGGCCCCACTTAACGCAGCACTTATTGCACTATCTGATTTAGCTGTAGGGATAGGGGAACCTCTAGGTAAAGCAGTTGCTGGCATAGGGCTATTAGTAGTTGCACTAGGCGCACTAGTTGCAGCGTTTTCGTTTGTTAGCGCCGCTACAGTAGCAGCCGTAGCTCCGTGGGCAGCAGCACTAGGATTAGTAGCGCTAGCTGTAGGTGCTATAGGACATGAAGCTAATTCAGCAAAGCGAGAAATGCATGAATTACTAAAGGTTTGGGCAGAGCAAGAGTCTGAGATACAAAGAACAAAGTCAGCTATGTCGCAACTAAATTCTGAGCTAGAACGCGCAAGGAAGTCTGGTGAAGACCATGTAGTTTTATCAGAAACTCTAAAGACTAGACTATCAGAGCTAACAGACCAATACCCACACTTATCAGCAGCAGCAAAAGCAACCTCTATAACCTTAGATCAAGGTACAGCTGTATACGAGCGAACAACTAAAGCAGTTAACGATCTTAAGGATGCGCAGTTACAAGCACAAATAGAAATTTATAACAAAAAAGCTATAGATATAGAGTCTAAGCAGTCGTCATTGAGGTTAGTAGACGCACAGCTAGCACAGCAAGAGCAACTACTAGAGTCTAGGTCTATAACTCAAGCACTTGCATCAGAAGGTAGGCAACTTACACTCGACCATCAGGTTTTGCAGTCAAAGAGGGTAAGACTAAATGATGAGATAACCTCATTAATAGCGCAACAAAAGGTGTTAGAGGCATCATCTACAAAATCTAGGCGGCTGGAATTGCAAGACGATAGGCTAGTTAAACGTAAAACGACTGGCGAGGAAGGAACTGAGGACTTTGTTGGGCCTACAAAGCCTACTTCAACGATAGCAACTCTAGCAGTAGAAACAGCTAGAATAGGTACTGTGGACAAAACAACAGCGAGTATTTTCGCACAAAAGGAAGCTGAGGACGATCTAGCGGCTGCAATTATGAGAGTGGCTACAGCTAGAGCTACCGCTGATGAGAGGGCTGCTGGTAATGTAACAATAACGCAAGCAAGACTAAATACTAATAGCGAAGAGATAGCGATACTAGAAGGTCAGCGGTCAGGATATCAAGATCTATCAGATACGCTAGCAGCAAAGCACCTGCTATCCGACCGAGAGGATAAGAAAGCTAAGCTATACACCACCACTATAGAATCGCTAACTACTAAAATTTTAGGGCTAAATACAGCTAGGCAGGACTTAATCAGTACCTCTATTAAAGCAGACATTGACTACGATGCAGAGATAGCAAAGCTAGTTAAAGCTAATGATGAGTTTGTTGAAGCGTCCAACATTATAGCACAAGAGGCGGCTGCTAGTCAGGCTAAGGCAGAGTTAAAGGCTTACGAAGATACACTCAGTTCTAGCACAGAAACAATGGAAGCTAGGGGAGAAGCTTTTAAGAAGGCTAAGCTAGCTATAGTCGCCAAACTATCAGCGGAAGAGGATGCAGAGTTAGCTGAGTACCTTAAAGGTAAACCTAGTGATGCAGATAGCGCTAAATTATCGGAAGACGCAATCAAGAAAGCAGTAGCGGCTGAGGCTATAGTGCGAGAAGCACTACAGAAAAAGTATAAAGCAAAAAAAGCTACCGCTATTGCTGGATTAAGTACAGAGTGGAACATAGAAGTAAGCCAGCAATCGTTGGACTCTATAGATCGCGCTACTGAGGCTGAGCGTAGTAAGCTAGAAATACTTAAAGAGCAAGCGTGGACTTCTGAGGATCTATATAAGTTACGGCAAGACGATGCAGAGTTAACTATACAAAACTTAGAAGATAAGAAAGCTCTATATGCGCAAGAGATAGAAAACTTTAGTATACTAGAGTCGATACAAGTGCTTAATACCGCACAGAAACAAGAGAGAGATCTTCTATTAGAAACTGAGAAGGCTATAACTGCTGAAATACAAGCGCAGAAAGCTAGGAAGGAAGTAGATCCTAATAGCTTTGCAGGGATAAAGAAGGGTGCTAAAGAGTCTACACAAAGCTTCGAAGAAGGTACAGATCTTCAGACACTATCTAGTGAGGTAACTACTACTGCGTTAGGTGGTACGACAAGCGCAATCACTGATATGATACAAGCTCTTAAGGAAGGTGAGAATGCGTGGGAATCCTTTAAGTCCTCTTTAGCTAACGTAGCAAACGAGATAGTAGCAGAAATTGAGAAGATGGTAATAAAATTCTTAATTCTAGCGGCAGTAAAGCAGATAGCTGGATACGCTAGCCCTTCGGTACAAACAGCAGGCTTGTCTAAGACTAACATTTCAACAGCGGCAACTGGTGGGTACTTTGATGGTAACACAATTAGTAATTACGCAGCTGGAGGGATTCATGTAGGTAGTGGCCCCGTTGCGGCAGACGCAGCAACAGTAGGCGTTGACTCTATTAACGCTATGATAATGCCTGGTGAGTTCGTAATGAAAAGAGCAGCAGTTGACTACTACGGACTAAAGAAGATGACTAAACTAAATCAGATGAGGTTCGCGGAAGGTGGTTCGTCTGGTGGTGCAGGAGATCAAAGCGGAGACTCTGACAAAGCTGATGCAGATTTTGTACTTAATATTATAAACGTAGTAGATCCTAACTCGATCCCAAGAACATCAGACACTGAGATTATAAACGTAATTCAAATGGATGCTGCTAAGAACGGCCCTGCTACCAGGACGTTACGCGAAAAGATGTCTAGGTAATAATAACAGGCGGTAGTTAGAACATAAAATAGTAGAGGGGTAATTTAGCTTCTCTACTATTTTTATTTGGAGATAATATAATGGCAAAACTAACATACCCGACGGTATATGAAGACCCTAACAAAGGCACTACTAGGTTCCCAAATCCGTCGTTACCTATAACAATGAGCAGAAGACCTAACATAGTTAACTCTGTATTTAGTAGCGGTCACGAACAACGTCGCCCTAAAGGTATTCCTTTAGCTGTATACGATGTACGCTACAACGGTTTATTCGCAACCCAAGCTAGTATATTAGAGGAGTTCTTCATGGCTTGTTATGGTAGCGCGTACTCTTTCTATTGGAGCCACCCAGACCCTAATGAAAACGGAGAACAGATAAGCGTTAGGTTTGACGGTGAGTTTGTGAAGCGATACAAGTACCATAGTAGCAACGGAGCTATTTATGAGGTACAATTCAAGTTAAATCAGGTAACGTCGTGACAAAATACGTAGCAGACAAACTAACGGAGTTACTTAGGGTTAACCCTTTCTATGAAATATGTGGGTTAATTACTGATAACGGTGACGTAATCGAGATAGCTAATGTAGCTAAACATAAAGCTAATAACTACGTATTTGACACGCTCAGTTACTACAGCGAACTTAGAGAACTTAAAAGATTAAACATTAAAGTAGTAGCTACTTGGCACAGTCACCCGCACTGTAACTCTGAGCCTTCTACTTTGGATATAGAATATTTTCTTAAAAGCGAGTATGATATGGTTATAGTTTCTTTTGATGGGGTAAGGGAGTTGAAACATGCCTAAAAGTTATACTAATACGTTATTCAGCGAAGAGTCCGAAAAATTAGAGCAATCTAGGTTACTGAATTTAATTTCTGTAGACATAGATACTTGGGGTACTGCTACGTCAGTGCAAGGGCTTACCACTTTATACGACGTAACAAATATGTCTGACTACATAGTAGATGAGTGTATCCGATTAGTTGGTCAACCAGGGATATTTAAAGTATTAGCTAAGCACACTACAACAGTAACACTAGATAAAGCTCCTACGGTTAGTCAAACTGAAGTAAAAGTTAAACAAGTAATGAATATAGTAGATAGCAACTATAGTGTTACGTACGGCGGTACGTTGTACTATGCGTTCCCTGTAAAGTATGACCCACCAACTGTCGGTGTATCTGGTACTACAGAGATGGCTACTATAACTGTAGCTAACGCAGACAGGGCTATTATGTATTACGTTGAGCGAGATCCTAAATGGTTTGTAGGTAACAGGGTGGAGGTTAAGAAAGTATTTGAAAATATACTAGACTTTATATATACTCCTGACGCTTCTGGAGCTGTTGTAGTAACAAATAACCCTACAGCAGATAGTGACTCGTACTTACGTGAATCGCATACAATAGATGCTTACGCTGCAAACGAAACTTCAGTTCAGTTCGCACTAAAACCTTCTATTCGCGTAGACGTTAAATTACCTCGCAGAAGGTTCTTAAAAGGTAGTTGCTATTTTAGATTTAAAGACCCAAACTCTTGTCAGTACGACGGGTTAGCTACTGAGTGCCGAAAAACGTGGGATAACTGTGTAACGCTTGGCAACCAAGAGCATTTCGGCGGGTTTCCTGGGGTGAATAGTAGTAGGCGTATATGGCTATAGAAAAGTATTTAGGCATAGAGTACAAGCATTTAGGCAGAGGGCTTGATGCAGGGGATTGTTTAAATTTACCTTTGTTATTTTATAAGGACGAGTTCGGTATTAACGTAGAAAATAACCAAGTATATGCAGAAGATTGGTACTTGGATACTCCCACGCTAATACTAGACAATTTAAAAAATTTAGGCTTCGTAGATGTTCCAATTAAAGTTCTTAACTACGGAGACGTATTAGTATTTAAGTGGCGAAATACACCAAGCCATTTAGGTATATATATAGGCGGAGGTAATTTTTTACATACAGGTGCCCATGGTACTGGGCTATCTAGTGTGTTCTCAGGTGCATGGGCAAGACGAGTGCATAGCGTATGGAGGCTAGGCGGTTTATATGATCATAAAAGTAACTAATAAATATAAAAAATATACTAACGGGTTATCGGAGATACAAGGAATAGGAACTACGCTTGGTGAGGTAGTTAAAGATCTTTTACAACGATACCCACAGTTATACGTATTCCTTATGGAGGGCAAGGCTAGCGAAGGTTTTAAAGCCGCTATGTCTCTCGACGGTGAAGCGGTGTGGTCTAAGGAGCACCTAAAGCTACCTGTAACAGAACTATCTGTACTAGAGCTAAACGAGTATATTATCCCTAGCGGATCAGGTAAAACAGCACAAATAATAGTAGGTATAGTGTTAATAATCGTAGGGGTGTTGCTTTTAGGGTATACTAGCGGCGGCAGTGCGTCTTTAATTATAGCAGGTGTAGGTATGATCGTTGGCGCATTATTAGCTCCAGATTTACCTACACAAGAGAAGTATGAACCGCAGAACTACACATTTAGCGGTATCAAAAACACCACACAAGAAGGTACACCTTTAGGTATTGTTTATGGTACTTACAGAGTTGGTGGGCATTGGTTAAACGTATACGTAAAAGAGCTAGGCAGTTCTACTTATCTATACGGTCAATTAGGGCTGTGTGAGGGTGAGATAGAGGCTATTAATGATGTAGTTGTTAACGAGCGCCCAGAAGACACATTCGTATCTTTGACTACTGATAAACGCTACGGAACCGCAGACCAAACAGAAATGTCATGGTTCCACAGAACTGCTAACTCGTACCCACTAGGTACTGAGATAGTAAATATAGGCTCTACTTGGGCGATACCAGTACAGTCAGACACAATTACAGTATCTATAGGAGCTAATAGCTTCTTCAGGACTAATGATGAAGGTAAGACTAGAGCCACAGATGCTACATATCTAATTCAATACAGAGAATTTGGTAGCACCACATGGAACAGTTTATATAGTGGCAGATTCACTGCGGGTACTAAAACAGATATTTGGAAAGACTACATATACGAGTTCCCTACTGTTGGGGATTGGGAGTTAAGGTTCGAGCGCACATCAGCTGTAAACGCGGATGGAACTAATAAGTTATACGTAAAGCATGTAACAGTAGATACTGCCCAAGACAAGCTAACGTACCCTAATACTGCATTACTTGGGGTAAGGATAAAAGCTAATGATCAGTTACACGGAAACTTACCTGTAATAACGTCAGAAGTATTAGGTAGGAAAGTATATGTACCTACAGGATACAACGGATCTGACCGCAGTTGGGATTCTGCTTGGGATGGTAGCTTATCTAGCATTAAGCAGTGGACTAATAACCCTATCTGGTGTCTTTATGATTTGTTTACTGATAGGATGTCGGGGCTAGGTGAGTATCTACAGCTAGATGCAGACCAAAATGAGTTACTTGTAGCTCAGTTAGTTATGTTATCAGACTACTGCGACGATAAGGTACTGACAGATTTAGGGCAAGAGGAGCCTAGATTTAGCTTAGATATGCACATCGCAGATTCTACTAACGCTCAAGATCTCATATCCGAGATCTTGACCTGTATGCGAGCACATATCTTTTATAGCGAAGGGTTATTACAGGTAGGGATAGATAGACCTCTACCTATGACGCAAATATTTACAAATAGTAGTATAATTAAAGATACATTTTCACAAGCTTCTTTTCCTACGGACAAAAAATACAACGTAGTAGAAGTGCAGTACAGTAATAAAGATAATAGGTATCAATTAGAGGTATTTCGACTAGAATCTAGAGAATTACAATTAGATTCTACTATCGAAGAACGTAAGCAGACTTTAACTCTGAAGACAGTTACTAGCTACACGCAAGCGTTAAGATTAGCTAGGTACTTATTGTTAGTAGCCCAAACATCGCATTCAATTAGTTTTAAAACGGGCACAGATAGTCTTTGTAGTCAAGTTGGTGACGTTATCGGTATACAAAACGATACCGCCCAATGGGGAGAGGGGGGTAGAATAGCTACAGTAGATGGGTTATATGCAACTTTGTCGCACCCAATAACGTACCACCCTGACGCTACAGATTTTTATCTAAATATAAAAGTTAATGGGTTAGTAGAATCTATACCTATCGAGTTGACTTACGAAGAAAACGCGCTAGGAGAGCTTGAAGCTTGGGATATTAAAGCGTTAAACGGTGAGTATTTACCTGTAATTGTAGACGACACTTACGCTATAGGAGTTACCACTAACGTAGTTGCTCCTTTTAAGATAGTAAATATAGCACCAGAATCTGACGACGCCTCTGTTGAATTGACTTGTGTTTCGTACCACGAAGACTTATACGCAAAAGCTGACGATATAAACGGTGACGGTTTTCTTGTGCAAGTTAACCACTCTACCTTAGAAGCTCCCACTCATACAGGAGTATCTGAGTTCTACGTTAATGCTGTATCGTACATAGATGCTATGGGGACAGTTAGAGCAAAAATTGAGGTATTCTATACAGTACCGATCGATACTAACTGGGATGGTGCTGTGGTTTCTTACCGAGAAGAGGGAGAAGGCGATGAAACATGGATAGCCCTACCTATTAACATTACAGGGTCAGTGGAGATTGATGCGTTAGACCTAGATGAAACCTATGAAGTAATTATTACTTCAGTGTTCAAGGACGGGACACGCCAAGCACTTGAGGAAGTAATTACTGGAGCAGTAACTGGTATTATTATAGAAAAAGACTCATTTGTGCCTGCAGATATTACAGAGTTACAGACGGTATCTGGGTATTGGCATATAGACTTATCTTGGGGATTACCAGAGGATTCTTCAATTGTTCAGGTAGAAGTTTGGGCATCTAAGGATGTTAACGACTTAGCTCAAGCATCACTAATATCTACTACAGGGAAGAGTACTCAGTACACTCACCAAAATTTAGAGGTAGGAGTTTTTTGGTATTACTGGGTACGACCACTTAACGCAGGTAATATCAGCGGAAGATTCTATCCAATCGACAACATGGGTGGTGTGCAAGGCACTCCTAGTGCTGACCCAGAAGTATTGTTGGAACTGCTAGATGATTCTGTAAATAGTTCTAGCTTGAGTGGTGAGTTAAGAAGCTCTATTGAGCTTTTAAATAAAACAGTAAGACCTTTAGACAATGCTCGTGTAGCTGAGAGCTTACTTGAGTCTGTTATAGCGATAGACGATGAGGCCGGAACCAGACGGTCAGATGGAGTTATTTATTTAGAAGAGTTGAATGACTTATCTACCGAGTTAGTTGCAGAAATAGAAAGAACTACGTTACTAGCGTCAGAAGTCAGTACAAATGCTTCATCAATTATAAGTGAGGGCACAACTAGAGCTGATGCTGATTCAGCAATGGCTAGCGATATAGTACAACTAACTACTGACGTTGGTACAAACGCTTCATCAATTATAAGTGAGGGCACAACTAGAGCTGATGCTGATTCAGCAATGGCTAGCGATATAGTACAACTAACTACTGACGTTGGCGAAAACTCAACCACTGTGGCTGCTCAGGCGTTAAGCATAGACGGGTTAAGTGCTCAGTACACGATTAAGATAGACAATAACGGCAACATCAGCGGTATTGGTTTGATGTCTGAGTCTACTGGTGATGGCGGTGTAAGTTCTACTTTTGGTATTAACGCTGATACATTGTTTATGACTAAGCCTGGTGTTCCAGGGATTAACCCATTTGTACTTACTGAGTTAGATCCTATAGGTGCTCCTGGCGCTTATACGTTAAAGTTAAAAGCAGACGTATTAGTTGACGGTAATATAAGCGTCCAACAACTAACAACAGGTCAGTTAGATGAGAACGCTACAATTCAAGTAGGTAGTGGTATAACAATAAACGGTGACGGGACTATAATCGTAGCTGAGGATGGTGGTATTGCAGGGAATGACTATGTTATCCTTACCAACGGCCAATTGCAGTATATGGTATACAACCAAGTTACTTCTCTCCACGAACCATCGAAGTACTTAAGAAATGTAGATAGCGGAATAGGTCTATCGACAGGTGTAAATCAGCAATTATCAGGTGTATGGAAGAATGCGCCACATATAATTTGTTCGCTGCAACATCTTAAGAGCTACGACGGTAATAGTCCAGCTCAAGACCAAAGTTGGACTATAAGCTACGATACAATAGACGAGGGTCAAGGTAAATACTCCTTTACTCCTACAGCTACCTTAACTAAGGGAGGTGCTGTAACTCCGGTAGTTGTTAATGAAGTAGACTCAAACTCTACCGATGGATCAGGTGCTGTTATACAGTCCAGCTCTTACACTACATCAGCAGACACAGTTAATGCTACAATTAGTGCTAGGTTCAAGTCAGACGAGTTGTTGATTAACGGAGAGTATCAAAACAAGAAAGTGTATTGGAGAGTAAACTACGGATCAGGCGCAACTGATTGGAAATATAAGGCATTAGGTGATACTATAGATTACGTATCTGACGCGCAAACAGCCACATTTTCTGCGCGAACTGCAAGTATAAAGGTAGAGTCGTACTTTGCCGACGCTAGCGGAACTTTTGGCGTACCTTTAGGTGATGTATATGAAGATGAATATACAACTAACTCTGGAACAGACGACGGCGGTAGCGCGTATGACTATAGCAACCCTGCTGAGTCAGTAGCTACTTTAAGTTTGGGAGTGCAACCAGTACCTTCTGGGTATGTAGCGTCTGATCTTGATAGTGTAGACTATACGTACGAATATTGTGCCAAGCTACAAGTTACTAGCTACTCTGGTGATGCGTATGTAACACTCCCAGAGGCCGTGTATCCGTACAAGTCATTTACACAGAGCGGCCAAGGTACGTTAGATTTGGGGTATGTACATTTCCAGCCTGAGAATCATGTATTTTCACAAAGATCATTTAACGATACAGCATGGAGATCGTCCCTAACAGCAGTAGCTGACTTTTCTACGGTAGCTGATGGGCAAGTAGGTGTAGCGATTCAGAACGTGACAGCTACGTTGCATTATAGTAAGGCTGGGAGCACTACACCTCACCTAACTAATACGCAAAGTTTCGACTCATTTACCTATACAATCTCAGGGTCGACTGTACTAGCAGATGGTACAGTTAGTTGGGTAGCGATAGGAGATTAATTGTTAATACTTAGTTTAGCGCATAAGTACATAATAAAGTAAGGGTAAAGATAGGCACTAACTTTAGTGCCTATCCTAATTATAAAGGAAATTATATGATTTGGTATAGAGAAGGTACAATACACGTAACGAACGGAAGTTCTACAATTCTAGGTGACGGAACATCCTTTATCACAGTAGGCGGTATAACAGAAGGAGATGCGCTTACTTTAGACGGTAACCAGTTTTACGAGATAAAAACTGTAAATTCTGAGGAGTCGCTGGAGTTACAAAGCAACTTTTTAGGTGGTACACAGGTAGATAGTTTGTACGCTATTGACCGTCGTAGTAGTGAAAGTCTAAGTAACGAAGCGTTGGCTAGTAGGGTAGCTATTAGGTTGTCTGAGTGGTTAAGTTTTGTAGATGAGACTAATACGTGGAAGGCCGGTGATGTAGACGGTGGGCCTAATAGCGACGGATCTTACCCACTAACTAACCCACTAGGTGATGTTAAATTAGTACCTTGCCCAGATAAGATAGCTGCACTTGCAGGTGGGGCAGCTGTTCAGTTTGCAGAAGAGTGGGCAAACTTAGAGGAGGACGTGCTCGTATCTTTAGGGGCAGGTGGTAATGAAGTTGATGAGTACTCAGCTAAGCATCATGCAATAAAAGCAGATGCGTCTGCAACGTCCATACTAGGCGCAGAAGTACAAACAGGCTTAGACGCAGAAGCGACTAGTGCAGACAGAGCACAAACTGAATTAAATGTATTAGAAACTGCGGCTAACGCCGTTGCTGCTTATAACTCCGAGTATAATGCCTCAGTTGATGCAACTAGAGCTGAGGATGCTCGCGATGATATTGAGAGTTACGTAATCCCTGCTGGGGCTGCTTACAGTGTAGCCCAGTCGGATGAGATTGCTATTGTTACAGATAACTTGGGGTATGTTGAGGCTCCAACACTTTATCCTGACTCAAATGAGACACTAGAAACCAATCCATACTGGACAACAGGCAACCTGATTGATGGCCACGTTAGTAGTGATTTTGAACTTTCGACTACGATTGATTTTACCGACATTGTAGCGTCAACCTATTTTGATGTGGTGAATAAGACTGAATATACACATGAACTACCGCTTGGTGATTACTACGTCAGAGCTAGACACAATTGCTCAATCTTCCGCAGCGCATGGAGTGATGTGTTGAGTATGGCCGCATACTATCGTTCGGATTATACGACTGAAGTTAGTGACGCTAGACTGAGTGATCGGACGGTTATGGGATTGCCTGTTGGGGGTAGCGTGTTGGGTGAGGATACGTGGAATGATTCGTTGACTAGGTTGGCCGGTGAGACAACAAAAACTGGAGACCGAAAGTACAATATTCTGTCTACCTCGGGTGCGCCCTCGTCAGTCATATTGGATAACAAAGCCAAGGAAGGGGTATTATACGAGTTTTCTGTGAGTGCTATTGTCAGAATCGGTGAGATATATATCGGGCCTAATGGCGGAAGTGGCGACCAAATAAAAATAATCTCGGATTCAGGATCAACTTCTTTTTTCCTTACAGGCTTGGTTAGTGACGATGTAATTATTTCTCGCAAAGGTGTATGTGATGTTGATGTGACTGTTGACTTTCTCCGAGAAGTCTCCCCACTCTCCCTACTAACCATCCCATACGACACTCCTGCGCTTACTGGGGCACGGCTGGTTACTGAGCTTGCGGATGGTGCTGAAGAGGTTGAGTGGGTTGAGGGAGGTGACTTTAGCGACGGACTCGCAGGGTTTGCTAGTTTTAGTGGAGGTATCCTTGCTAATACAAATAACCAATTGGCAATATCAGGTGCTGAGGGTGATTCTAACTATGCTGCGGTTAATAACTTCCAATCTATTGTAGGCGAGGTATATAGGGTCAAGATCACATCCCTAAGTACCAATTCTGAGTACAGAGTAGGGTCAAGCAGTGCTGCATACGATTACGATAAGCAGACCGGTATAGGGGTACTTGATATAAATATTACCGCTGTTAGTACGACCACTCATATTACCTTGTATGGTACAGGTGATGGGTTGTCTGTGATTTATGATGATGTTTCAGCACTAGGCCCGAAACCCACATGGCTCGAAACAGACGCTCAAGGTAAACCACTACTGTA